TCCAGTTATTCTATCGTGTTCTCCTTTTTTACCCCTAAATATACCTGTTACTCCGCCTTGTGACTGTATCTCATTTAAAGCACCCCTTAACTCAGTGTTAATTTTTCTAGCAGTTATTTCTTTTTCCGTTTCTTCTTCTGTGCCATAACCCATCAATCCTTTAGCAGCAGTTGCGAATCCATATCTAAGCGGAGAGTATTCTTCCGATACTGTATCAGTAGATAATCTTCTTAATTGATCTTCAATAGCAGGACTTATGGCTTGTCGGCTATATGGTAAAGCTGCTTCTCCGACTTCAGGAAGAATAGGTCCCATTGTTCCTGATACTGCACTAGGACCAGCATAAGGCTCATAATCTGTTAGGGTTTCTAGTCCATACAAAGACTCAAATTCATCTTGTGGTGTTGGAGCAAGAGTGTCCATTGGGAAAGGAGCAAAGATAGGTGGTTGTAAATTTAATGCATAAGGATCATCAACTATTCCACCATTAGCATAGTTAAGTAACCCACCGGCTGACATAGCAGTAGGCTTTTCTTCTTCATCTTTAGATCGAGTCTGGTTATACAGCATTGGCAATAATCCCATTAGATTTCCACCTTCAAATGCATCTGCCATTAATCCCATTCCAGACAAAGGAGAAAGACTATCTAGTAAACCTCCTTCATTCATCATCTGTGTTGGCATAGGTTGTTGTTGAGGCATAGGTTGTTGTTGAGGCATAGGTTGTTGAGGCATTCCTGTAGGTGCAGGAGGCACAGAAGCCATATTGTTATGCAATGGTTGTGGCATAGCTGTCTGTGCCAACTGCTGAACTATCGAAGGTGCAGTTGATGGTTGTGCTTGTGCTTCCGATCTTATTTTTTGCCTGTAAGCTAATTCAGAAGCTGATAACCAAGGCGGTCCCAGCATACCTGTTTCAGTTTCAGGATTTAATTCTTGTGCCAAACGTTCATCTGACTGACGTTCAGCTATATAGATTAAGTCATTAATATCCTGTGTTATCACCCAAATCCTCCCATGCCTCTCATCATTCCATAAGCACCTAATCCTGTTTGCATTAACTGTGCAGTAGGATCAGCTGCCGGTCTGTAATATTGATCTGTTCTACTTTCACCAACCGGTATTCCCTGCAATAAGGAACTATATCTAGATAACTGTTGATAAGGATAATCCCTTTGTCTAAGGAAATCTTCATACGCTGTATCATAAGTTCTGCCTAACAAGGCTTGTCTTTGTGCGCCTACATCTGACAATGCTTTCAATCTTTGCATGTCTAATGCCTGTTCTTGTTTTTGTAATCCACCTAGAACTCCAGCACCTTTAAGACCTCTACCCATAGCTGCTTCCCATGCCTTTTGATTAGCAAGCTGTGCCTGTAAGCTTTGCCTTCCTTGTGCTTCTCTGGCTTTATCGGCAGCTATTTGTGCCTGTAAATCCATTTGCCCAGCAGCCTGTCCAAATTTACCTTGTGCTATTTGAGCCTGTAAACGTCTAGAATCTGCATCTGATAATCCTTTCATCTGTGCTATTTGAGCCTGTAAACTTTGTCCACCAGAAGCTTCAAAAGCTTTTTGTTGTGCTATTTGTGCCTGTAAATTTTGAGAAGCAGCTTGCCTTTTAGCTTCTTCAGTAGCTATTTGTTCTCTGGATCGTTGTTGTGCTAAAGCTAATTGACCAGTATCACCTGCTCTTAATCCTGCCATTCTTGCAGCACGATCTCTTTCAAACTGTTGTTGGGCTTGACCAAAACCTTTCTCTAATTGTTGCGCTTCTATATCACCCAATCTTTCATTAAGGTCTCGTCTTGCTAAGAAGTCTCCAACTGCCTGTCTACTACCACCAAATGCACCACTTTTTACCGCTTTGTGCGCTCTTGACTGTTGATCTTCTTGAAATCTACTTACAGCCCTTCTTTGTTGCCTATCCATTACATTAGATAAATAAGGACTCATATAACGCTGTGCTTCCCTACCACCGAATCCTCTACTGGCACGTTGATATGTTCTTGGGTCCCATCCACGAACCCCTGTACTTATAGGTGCAGCTGCATATGTACTTTGAATAGGTCCTGCTCGATATTGACTTTGTATTGGACTTCCGCCATAAGTGCTTCTTACTGGCGCACCACCAAATCTACTTGATATAGGTCCTGCTTGATAACCGGATCGAGCCATCATTGGACCTTGAGTTGCTGCATAACCTGCTATATCACCTGCCTGTTGTAACCAAGGCATATCCCTTTGGGCTAACGCTTTATAACCTGCTTGCGCTCCTAGTTGTTCAGGTGAAAACCCAGCTACACGTGGACCCTGATATGGGATATAGTCCTCATAGGATAGGGCTTGACCCCTTCCCATAAGATTATGATAGTACGGCTCTGCGTACTCAGGCAGTCTGCTTTGATAGGTTCTTGACTCTACCTGTTGAGTTGGAGGGGTTCCTCCGCTTTTTTTGCCCATCAGTTTTCTCCGATTCTACAATTTTTAATTCGGCTTTCTTCAAACCCTCTTTCTTAACCACTACAAATTCTTCTTCCCATTTGTGTAGTTTTAATTTTTTAACCCAACCACGTCTACCAGTAATTTCCATTGCAGTACATTCATTATCTACTGCCCAATTTTCTAGGACTCTTAATGCTTCTACCATCCACTCATCTAATTGATCACCAGCAGCATACTGTATAGATAACATTCTTTTACGTGGATAAACTGTTATTTCAGTTAGAATCATTCCAACTATAGTTTCTTTATCTTCTTTAACCACTACCCATAGATGTTCTTTTGCAGTTAACATGTCGTGCAATATATCTACCTTATCAAATCTACCATGTGTAGTTGGAACTAATCTATCCATGAACTCATCTATATTAGGATAAACCTGCCTAACGTATTCTGGTGGTATTAAATAAACATCCATCTTTATATACTTTGCTCCGTAATATCTTCAAACATTATCTGCTCTGGTTGTTGCTCATTACCTGTTTTAGTCTTTCTTACTCTGGCAACTAAACTATCAAATTTTCTACCCCCTGCATCACTTGAACCATCACCTGCATGAGCAACTACATCAGCCGGTATTACATATTCATCATTAGATAATCTTGCTGGCTGTTGCCCATCAATTATAGCCGGTATTTGATCATCTACTCCACCGCCTTCTCCTTTTATCATTCTTCCTTCGCTTGGTTGTAATTGCTGTACCTGTTCTATTAATGCCATTAATCCATCTTCTCCATATATTTCTATGTATTCAGCAAATACTTCTTTTGGATTAGGATGTTGACCCATTATTGCCAAAACAACTTCTTGTTCCAGTTCATTTCCTTCAATACCAACTGGACCACCTTCTTGATATAAATGTTTTACCAAACCGCCTTCTTTAAAAGGAAAGTTTTGATATAGTCTATCGCTCTGTGCCATAGGATTATACTGTGGTGCAGGTGGTGAAATGATGCTCCTAGCAAATGGTAAGGCAGGTGAATACCCAGAGGTATCAGCAGTTAAACCAGACATAGGTGGAATATATTGTTCTCTTAATCCCTGTAGATAGTCTTGTTGTTCTCTTGCTCCCTGTAGATGGTCTTGAAATCCTTGAGGATTAGCGGCTATGGCTATAGGATCATAACCACCAAAACTAGGCTGTTGTGCTATTACTTGAGGTTGTCTTTCCAATGCATTAAATCTTTGTGCCATTTCTTTAATATTAAAATTCTCTGGTAAAGGAACTGGCATTGTTGTAGCTGGTGGTAAACTTTCATCACGATCATCTACCATATTGCCATTATAATCTTGAAAATCGGCTGTTCTTACTCTTGGAGTATTAGTCGGAGAGAGTGGTTGGCTAGGATTAAATATCTGAAAATCAGGTTCTACTTGAGTACGTGCTGGCTGTTCAGTTGTAGGCAATCGCATTGGTGTCTGATAGATTGATCTTTCATTAAAATCAAAACCATTATCATAACCAAAACCACCACTCGGACCACCTCTATAGCCACCACCAAAGCCTCTACCATAACCGCCACCATAGCCACCATAGCTAGGAGGAGGAGGAGGGGGAGGAGGAGGCTGATAACCACCATAAGCATTAAATTGAAAAGGACTCCAACCACCACCATAGCCACCACCATAACCACTGTCATAGCCACCACCAAAGCCACTATCATATCCACCGCCATAGCCACCACCATAACCACTATCATAGCCACCACCAAAGCCTCCGCCAAAGCCACTATCATAGCCTCTGCCATAACCACCATCATAACCTCCGCCATAACCACCGCCAAAACCTCCGTATCTAGGTGGTTGCATTGGATGTGGTCTCATTAGAGGTCCTCTTGGTGAATAACCTCTAATACCTAAAGGTTCAAAAGGTCTAACGCCTTGATTTAAAGATGCATACTGACTTTGTAATGAAGGAAACGAAGGTTGTCTAGGTTTTGGTTTTTGAAATGGAGGCTGATAAGGTATAGATGGCATTCCACCACCACCCTTTTTACCTCCTCCTGAAGGTATTGAAGGTACTTGTGGAACATAACCTCCGCCATAGCCTCCGCCATAGCCTCCACCAACACCACCAAACGGGTCAAAACCTCCGCCAAAACCACCACTCGGATTAAAGCCTCCGCCTTTACCACCTTCAACTTTAGCCATTATTCTCTTATTTTTCTTGCCCTAGCTTCATCAACAGCTTCCATAGCTTCTGCGATACCTTTACCAAACAATGTACTAAGTCCTCTGGCTCCATAGACTAAAGGATTATATTTAGTATTTAATGGAATTGCCTGTGATAATCCTCTACCAGATTCATCCCATATTTCACCCATTGATGGTGCTTGGTATATCGTTTCATCCATTCGAGGACCTTCTCCTAATCCAACTAATGAAGGATGAGGTGTGCCAGTAATATTATCCATTCGAGGTACAAATTCTTCTTCTCCTGTAAATTGATAAGCGTCTCTCCGAGGATCAATAGTAGGCGCAGCCATAATACTTTGTTGATAATCACGTATCCTCTGATCTTCTGCCCTTCTTGCTAAAGTTGCAGCACTTTCTTCTATTTGCTGTTGTGCTTTAGGCATTCCACCTCTTTCCAAACGTTTAATTAAGCCGCCATAACGCATATTAAATCCGGGTGGGAACACATTACCACCAATCATATCCTGTTCACCCATAAAAGCTGAAGCAAATGGATCAGCCGGACCTGTCATTGTTCTCTGTTCTGTAGGCATATAAGGTCCTTCGTATTGATAAGGACTTTCTTCTTCTTCAAACCCACCCATATCTTGAGGAACATACATTTCTCCAACCATACCAGAAGCTAAAGATGGAACTGCCTGTCCCATAAATGCTTGCCCTCTAGATAAAGCCGAAGGAACCATAGCATCTGCTGCTATTGCTCCTGTACCA